CATTAGAACAATCATCAGAATTTTCAGAGACATTAGAACAATCATCAGAATTTTCAGAGACATTAGAACAATCATCAGAATTTTCAGAGACATTAGAACAATCATCAGAATTTTCAGAGACATCATTGAAGTTATCAGAGACATTATTATGTGAAAAAATCTTATAGTAAAACTTTGAAATATAAGTTTCGATATCAGAATTAGTCATTTTATTTGCGATAGTAAGATGTAATTTTAATTGACTAACTCTTTTTTGATAATCTTCGATAAAATCATCATCTACTTGACAGTACTGTTCAGTTTTTCTATTAACTAAATAATTATATCTTTTGATTTCTTGAATTGATGGTTCATCAAAGTTTAACATAATAGAATTTCTTGAGACACTAGTTTCACCAAAATCATTTTTGTTATAATTTCTTGGGATACTAGTTTCATCAAATTTATCATCATCAGATGATGGTTCAGAAATACTTTCATTTTTATGAGTTTGAAGTATAGGAAGACCACCAATAATATTTGATGTTGTAGGAAGTAAATTATCAGGAATTTTAGACATAAAATTATAATTAATTGAATGGGTATTCATTTGTGGTGTTGGTGGATGATCAGGAATAATAGTTTCATCATCATTATCATCAGAATTATCAGTGTAAAATTTTCCAAAGTGATCTTTACGATTATTTTGAAGAATAAAATTATCAGAATGTAAATTTTTATTTGATTTACGACAATTAAGACAACCATGACAACAACTTTCAAAACATGCTTCTATTTTTTTACTATGTTCCATACTATAATCATAATGAGGATAAATAGTTACCGTAACAGGATTATTAGACATTAAAGCCCGTTTTGTTTCATAACAAACACAACAAGTATAACGACCAGGTTCATAATTATCACATTCACAAATTTTTGTAACAGGTTTAACTCTAATTGGACTTCTAGGGATACTTTCAATATCATATGAACCCTTAGGAAAAATTGTACCTTTATGAGTAATTGAACATTTCTCAATATAATCATTCCTAATCTTATCCATTCGTTTATTGTAATCATCATTGAAATATTTATTCATCTCATTAAAGATCTTTTTGGTAGAATCATTTTCACGATTATCTTCAATCTCTTTGATATTGATGACATCCTGAATATACTCAGTGATTTTATACATCTGCTCTAACTTTTTAATTTCGTCATTAATCTTAGCGACCTCTTCATCTTCCTTTAAGATTTCAAGTTCATAAACTTTAACAAATAAAATTTCTTCCAAAGAATCTGAACTATCATCATAAAATAATCTAACTTGAATCTTATCATAACTTTTGGTTAAATAAATATCTCTATAATAATCATCAAGTGTAACCTTATCAGTCAAGAAATTAATGAATACATCAAAAACGTTTAAAATTTCAAGAAGATTCTTTAACTGTGAACGCTCTAATACAAGTTTATTCTTTGTATAATTCATATTACAAATATCATTTAAAAGTGTATTCCCCAACTTTAAAATATTTCTCTTCTTTTCCATAATAATCTTATAATATTCATTGATTTCATGATTAATCTCACAAACAGTTGTAAGTCTTGTATAAAATGGTCTATTTTCATCATTCATACAAGTATAAAGTGCATCATTAAAACAATATAGAATTTCTGATACTTCCTTCATTCTATTAACAGTTTCACGTTCTAATCCTGAAAAATTTCCAATACTTAAATTTTTAATATTGATTCTAGAAGACATTTTTTCATAAAAATTGTTGTTAAATTTTCATTTTTGAAAAAAGTTTTAAATATTTACTTAAAAATGTCTTCGGTTCCACCAGCATATTTTCAATGGGTTCAGTTCGATGAATTTTGTTCATGCGGATTACGCAAAGCAGTTTTTCAAAGAAATTTTGAAACATATCTAACTGAATTTTTAGAATCAGGTTTATCGTTAAGTGATGCGAGAATACAAACTATTAAGAAGATAGGACAACTCAAGTTATGTTGTTTGAGGGATTTTACAAATCCGGCAGCAAATTTTATTAATGATTCAACATCAAACGCATTAGTTGATATCACAACAAATAAAGAAACTGCAATTCAAAAAAATGTTAGAACTGGTAATAATTCAGGTGTAATTGGTTGGGAATTTTTACCAACTACAAATAATGTTGTTGGATTTGATATGAATAGTTATTGTCAAAAATTATCACATATATCACAATCATCATATGATAAAATTGGATTGAATAAAAATAGTTCTCATAACTCTGATAAATTACCTGCACAATTTTCTAATTTTTCTGTTACAAGAAGTCAAGATTATCCTATAAATAAACCAGTAACACCATTTCCTACTGATAATGAATTATTACAATATTTAAATAATTAAAATTTTTACATATAAAATATGTGTGACGAACCAGATACATGTAGAATTTGTGCCGAAGAGGAAGAAGAAGGTAATATTTTAATAAGTCCATGCAATTGTATTGGTGGACAATTATATGTTCACACAAATTGTCTTAATCAATGGATTAATGGTAATTTAAATAAAGAAGTTTATCATAAATGTGGAACATGTAATTCCAAATATGTAAGAAGTAAACCAGATAATATTAAATATGAAACAAATAGATCTATGGTATTTAGTTTAATAACTATCGAAAGTGGATTATTTATGATAATCCTCTTTTTAATATTGGGGGTGTCTACATTTGTAGTAATAACATCAATTGTATTATTTATGATGTTTATATTCTATTTATCATTTGTTTGTGATTACTTACGATATAATTTTTCGTGGGTTATATTGGTTATATATGTATTTATATGTTTAATGAAAAGAAAACAAAAAGTATTTTCTGTAAATTTACTATTAATTTTATCATTTATGGCATTAAATATATTGTTGGTAATAGATAGATGGGATAATATAGAAAAATGTATAGAAAAAGTTTTAATGGTCAACTTTAAATCTAAAATGTATGATAAATCATCAAAATCTTTTGTTGATGGTGTATCATAATAAATAATTAATTAATTATTTATAAAAAGATGACAAATTTATACCCGTCTAATTATGAAATTTTTAAACTTACTCAAGTAGCTGGTGGTTATCATATAACCACCCAAGCATGTGAAAAAATTAATAAATATACTCGTGAATTAATTAATAAAATTGTATATCGTATGGTAATACTTTCGTTAGAAACAAATAATTTTAATTATGAAAATAATGATTATGAATATTTAATTGATTATAATATTGATTATGATAATTATATCATTCAAGAATATCACAATGAAAATAATATACCAAATAATAGTACAATAAAACAATATCAAGAAAATAGTAATTATTTAATAACAAGTAGGTCATGTTTTTTAGGTGCGTTAAGGAATAGTTTATCAAAATTATCAAGTGAATATAAAAATTTTAAAATTTCATTGCAAGTAAGTTCTGTGTTGCAAAAATATATAGAAAACAAAATAATTGAGTTAATACGTGATAAACTTACAAATATATATGGCAATATTTTGTTTTCTGGTTATTTTTATAGTGAACAAAAAAATTATAGAAAGGTCACTAATTATAACATTGATTTTTATGATACAATATGTGATGTTATAAAAAATAATATGATAGATTATGAGATAAGTAATAAAAATCTTAAGAAAATAAATCATATTGTCAACTTATTTATTTCAAATATAAAAGATGAGTATCATAGTATTTTAAATATAAATAAGAATCTCAATAAAGAAAATAAAAATGTTCTAAATATTGCAATTAAATATGTTTGGGATTTTTATGATGTTATAGATAAAAATATAATAATTACAAATGATGATGAAGTAGATTTTAAATCATTATTCAAAGTAATGGGTATTAATTTAAATATTATAGATCAAAATATTATATTTAAATTAATAAACAATTTTATACATTATGTTATTAAATATAATTTAAATAATAATGAACAATACAATAATTTAATGAAAAGAATTGGTTATACTAATATTTCAACACCAATTGATATTAAAATAATGTTTCCATTGAGTGTAAATAATGAAGAATATTATATTCCTACTTTATTTGAAGAATATAATCCAGAAATAAGTATTGATGGATTTTCAGATGACTATGAAAATGGTGAATTTTTAATCAATTTAGAACAACATGGTAATATTAGTTTTACTTTTATAGACAGTGAAAGTGCATCTGAATTTTGTTCTGAATCAAGTAATTTTGTTTTATATTCAAATAATTTTGTAAGATTGATAGATACAGAAACTAATAAAATTGAAGATGTATATGATGATATAATTAAACCATCATCAATAATAGAATTTAAAGATCATAGAGGTAAAATTATAATAAATAAAAATAACAAAGATTTTGACCAATATTCAATTACTCCAGATGATGATAAAATAAATAAAATTAAATCTGATATGATATATCCACAAGTATTACCAAAATATCCAACTATTCGTGTAACAAATAATATTAAATCTAATTATAGTAAACGTTTAATAAAAATTGTAAATAGTATAAGTGAAACAAATAGTATAATAGATACAAATAGTATAACATTACCAAAACTTGCAAAAATTAAACATGATACATTAGTTAAACCATTTAAAACACCATCACCTGAATATACTAAAACACAACAATTTAAACCACCATCTGTAGAATTTCAACCGTCTCAACAACAATTTAAACCACCATCTGTAGAATTTCAACCACCATCTGTACAACAATTTAAACAACCATCTGTACAACAATTTCAACCACCATCTGTACAACAATTTCAACCACCATCTGTACAACAATTTAAACAACCATCTATACAACAATTTCAACCACCATCTATACAACAATTTCAACCACCATCTATACAACAATTTCAACCACCATCTATACAACAATTTAAACAACCATCTATACAACAATTTCAACCATCACAACAACAATTTCAACAACCATCTGTACAACAACAATTTAAACAACCATCTGTAGCATTTCAACCATCACAACAACAATTTAAACCACCATCACTACAACAATTTAAACCATCATCTGTAGCATTTCAACCATCACAACAACAATTTATAAAATTTAATCACCCATCAGAAACACCATTTAAACAACAGGGACAATTTGATATTTCTAAACATTTTGAAACACAAGAAAATAAACAAGAACAAGAAAAATTTAAACCACAAGAATTATTATTTGGTAGACAACAATTTAAATATTTCTCTAATAAATTATAATATTAAAAATTTTTAATATTATTCGAATGTAATCCTATTACAACCAGGGCAATGAATTTCATTATTTGCAGCTTCATCAGATGATCTACGTTGAGCAATAACCTTAAATCTAGCAGCACCACAACTAAAACATGCACTTGCAGTATTTGCTTCATTTTTACCCGCTAATTTTCTAATTGTTTCAGTTTGAATTTCTTTATTTTCATTGAAAACTTTAGAATTATAAAAATCATCTATACTTGCCACCTTTTGTAATCTTTCAATTTCTTTATTCTTTTTTTCATCTGTATTAAAATCACCAAAACAATTGTTCTGAATTTGTAAAATTAAACATTTAGCTTCATAAACAGCAAATTCGTTTATCGACATTTTATTGCTTAAATAAAGTTATATTTTCATTTTTAAAAATTTATTAAAAAATGAATGATGATAATCATTATTTATTTATAAAACTTTTATTCAAGAAATTTAAACGTAAATTTCTACAGAATGATATTAGATTTATAAATAATGAAATAGTTAAAAATCCTTTACACTATGAAAATATTTCAGAATTAAATATTGGATATCGTATCACAAATAGTATTGATTTTTTACAATTCGAATCAAATAAACTAGAAAAAATTACATCAATTACATTACCAGCATATGGCATATGGATTATTGAATATAGATTAAATTTAAATTTAGAAACTGGTATGCTATTAATGAAAACTAATGAAATTAGAATTAAAACTGGTGGTGAATTATTACTAGATGATATTAATAAATTGACACCCAATAAAGAACGAGAAAAAACTATTAATGGTGTATTTGTTTATGTACCAAAAGAGAATAAATTAAAACTTGATTTATTTGTATCTTTTATTTTTGGTAGGAAAAATACACCATGTATTCTAACAATGTATAAAAATAAAAATGTTGAAAATGATTTTAACTTGAGAGCAACACGTATAGGTTAAATTTCACTGTTATAAAAATAAAAATTAGAAATGAGATTTATATCAAAACTTAAAGATTTTGGAAAGAAAACTGTAAATGTATTAAAAACATTTCGTAATATGTTTTTTAACTGTGAAACTAGAATTAATAATTACAACGTAATTTATTCAAGAATAATCATTGGATCAACTATATTTATTACAGGAATAACTTTATTTGTAATAATAGTAGGATGACCTATTATTGCTATTGGAATAGGACTTTTTGTGACACTAATATCATTTTTACTTTGGCCTATTCTTATAAGAATATTTAAAGATGAATTAAGTAAATTAGAAAATATATGAAAAATATTTGTTATATAATATTATAAATGGGATTTACAGAAAGATTTAATAATTTCAAAACAAGAGTTAACGACACATTTTTTTGTGTTAAAAATTTTACAAATAAAAAGATATTTATTGTAATAACCGTATGTTGTGTGGGTTTAACGATTGGTTCAATATTATTAGGTGCACCTATCATTGTAAGTTTAGGATTTTTTATAACAACATCGTTATTTTTACTCTTACCTTTTCTTGTGAAATTATTCAGCAATGAAGAATTTTAAAATAATAGAAATTTCTATTATTATAACAAATAAATTTACTTATGCTTCTTACGCTTCTTAAATTTAGGACTCTTCTTATTGAATAAATTTTCACATAAATCATCTAATTTACCGCTAAGTGTATCTATTGTTAGATTTAAACTGGAAATTTCTGTTTTATTATCTGAAATAGTTTTCTTCATAGAAACTACATCTGCAGTTAAAATTACTTGAGTAGCAGTTATAGCATCAACTTCACTACTATTTTCTATGATACTTTGGGATAAAACATTTTCAGCATTTTTAGCTCTAGTTTCTTCTGTTGAAATTTTTGATGTAAGTTCACCATCAGCCACAGTTGATCTTGAAATTTCATTTTCAATATCAGTTTTGTTTTCTAATTCAGCTGCTTTAGCTCTATCAATTTCATCATCAAGATCTTTATTAAAATCAATATCACCATCTTTAATGTTTTTGATTTCATTTGATAATTCTAATTCAACAGCTTTAGCACGAGTAATTTCCGAATTAAGTTGATTAAAATTAACAGCGTCTGTATTATCGGTGCCAGAAGTTAAACCTTTAATTTTATTATTAATATTAATTTCACCACCTGGTAGAATGTTAATAGATTTTGTTTGAATATCTTCTAGGTTTACAATTTTGGTTTTTTCAAGATGAAATGTAGAAGTAATTTCATCATCGGAACTCTCACCACCTTCATCTTCAATATATGCATTTTGCCCCATGTAAAATAACGGTTCGAAGTCTGACATTTATATTAGTAAAAATTAAATTAAAATAAATTTATATGTGTATATTTACATTGGAACAATTATTTAAAACTGTTCGTGTACTTGAATCATCTTTTAAGGAGTTTGATAAATTCTTTAAAGCATTTATCTTTTTTACTTTATTACCATAAATACTGTCATACATATCATTTATATTATCTTCAAGTGATTTAATTTTATCACCCATTTCACCAACTATTTGTTTTAATTTATAAATCTCTTTTTTACTTGAAATTGGAGATCCTAAAGAATCATCAGATGAATCATCAGAACTACACATCATTATATTATTTTCAACTATTATTTCATTAACTGTTGATTTAAAAATTTTATATGTTGGTGATTCTGATAAGTTCCAACCTGGTAATTTAGGACTACCTTTAATTGTTTCATTAGATGTTGCTTTAAAAATTTTATATGTTGGTGCTTTAACAGCGGAACATTCTGGCATCTTTGCACTATTTTTAATTAGATCATTAGACATTTTTTATTATAAAATGAAAATTTTAACAAATAATTTTATTATAAATGTCTGATGAAAATCTTATATTTAACCCTGAATATAGTTCATTTTTTACAAAAAACTGTGCAAGTTTATATTTGACATTAAATGGTGAATATATTGGTGATATTACACACCAAGTTAATAAAATACCATCTATGAAAAATACAAATTTATTTTATTCTGGACCATCTAATCAATATGTTATACTACAAAAATATGATATTGGAACACATATAATAGAATGTATTAAACAAATATATAATTTTAATATTGTACCATATAACATTTGTATTTATAAAAATAAAAAATATATATTATATGATTATATTCCATTTACACAACAAGAATACAGTTTAAACAAAAAGAAATATGTTGAGGTAACTGATCAAGAACGTAGAATATTTCTTTTACATTGGTTATTAGGTATAAAGGGAAAGATTTCAAATTATAATATGAATGGAATTAATATTGTATTTTCTAAGGGTAAATACTCAAAAGTTGATTATGATAAAAATGCAATGTCAAATGCAAGTTTATATAGATTTTTTCTTGATCATGATCATTTATATATAATGTTACAATTTTTTAAAGATGATGAAAAACTTAATAAGATAAGATTATTATTCTCCGATGAAAATTATTGGTGGTATCAACAAATAGAAAATAAACTTGAGAGTATCGTTGATATGATATAATTTTACATCAACATGTATTTCTTACTTTCGTATATATTTAGTCTTTCTATGAAACCATTCAATGTAGTCTCATCAATATTTGATTTTTCTAATAATGATTTAAGTTTATTTACATGTCCAATAGTTTTAATAATATCAACTGAACATTTTTTATTCATATATTTAATATATTCATTTACTTCATCAGTATTATTCAAATTATTCATTTCATTTAAAATATCAGATGTGACATCTAAAATTTTATTCATATCATAATTTTTTAACGATGTAACAAGATTATTTAACATTAAAATGAATATATCATAACTAATATATCTATTTGTAATTGGTACATTTTTAATATCACCATTATTTATTAATAATTCCTTTGAATATGTTCTAAATATTTCATTGTTAGAAATCTTTTTAATTTCTGGAAAGTTGTTATCTATATCTTTTAAATAATTTATATATTTGTTGAAACATGTGAAATCAATCATATCTACAATGATATCAAGTGAATTAATTTCATCTGTATAGTTTGAGTTTGAATTATTTTCATCATTTAAAAATCTTGTTTCCATAACTTTAATATTTTCAAATAAATTTTTATTTGTATCATCTGATTTTAATTCAAATAGATCATTACGTAATTTGTTAGTTTTAATAAATTTATCATCAAAATTTAAAAATAAATCAAATAAATTCTTTATGGATACATATTTAGTTTTACTCATTTCTACATTTTTGCCATCAATTACATCATTAGAAATATAAATATTTGTACCAATATTAGAAGTTGATGGTAAAACAAGTATCATTTTTAAAAGATCATCATTAGATAAATATGAACAAATTCCTCGTTCTGATGACCAATCAATAATTTTATCTAAATATAAAATGTAATCTGCAATATTTACATATAATGATGAATATTTAGTACCACCACGACCAAATGGTTTTCTTAATTCTTCAATAATATCCATACCATCTTCTACATATTTTAAATCATATTTAAATTCAGGTTTATAACAATAAAGATCAATACTACTTGAAATATCAGGATTAACCAAATTATAATTTTCAGAATATACTCTAAGTGTTTTATTCATGTAAATATCAAACATTTCATTAGTTGTATGTTCATCATACAAAAAATTATGTTTGTTATTTATTTCGATTGTTTTATCGAAAATATCATATGCAATAGTTTTAAAATGTTCAACTTTATCTGCAACAATTTTAGCAGTTTCCTCACATGGATTTACTATGAAGGATACAATAAGGCGAAGAAATGTTTCAGCATTTATAGGTTTAATATGTAAATAATCATATTTATCAAAAGATTTTAAATTTCTATTTTTTACTTTATTATCAATTATTTCAATAATTTCATCACTTGATGGATAAGATGAATTAATTTTATAATGAAGAATATCAATAATACGTTTAATAATATCACGAGATTTATTATTGTAAATTTCTATAGATTGAGACATTTTTATAAGAAAAATTTTTCTTAAAGGAATTTATTTTATTTTGTTTATAATATTGGTAACATAGCTGCGTATGTTTCATCATCATCATATGAAAATATTTGAAGATATTTATTTGAACCATTTGACTTATTAATATATGGCTCTGGAAATCCAGATATACCATTTTTATATTCAACAAAATTAATATTTGTAAAAAAATCTTTATTATTATCATTAATATAATCATGACCTGGATTTCTTTCGTGAACACCCCAATAATTTGCAATTTGTAAAACTGGTTCTTGTGGTGGTCTTCGTTTTTTACTTGAATTTTGTACAATATAAATTTTACCATCCTGATCTTTATATAAAAATGGTTTTAACATTTTCTTATATGACTGTAAAATAGTATTCATAATTACATTTGTGCTATGTAAAGATTTATATTTAAAAACTAAATTATTATTACGATTAATCCAATCTGAAATATGATTTTTCTTTGTTAAAATAATATCACCATTACGTTTAAAATCTTCATCTGTAGGTATAAGACCAGTAATAAATTGATCCGATTTCCAATAAACATTTTCTATTGGCATATTTTCAATATATATCTCTTCAACATTAAAGAAATTTTTAATTTTATAATCTAATTCTTTATTTACATGTATTTGTTTTCTATAAAATACAAATGGCCATATCTTTGTCCAATATTGTATTCTTTCGTCAAAGTTTGATAATTTTGGAAACATCATATTATGACAATTAATTTTTGTGTCTGGTAAATTATGAAATATAATATCAGAATCTATGACAGAATGTGAATTCCACCAATCTAAAAATTTAGGAAACTTTTTGATATTATTTCCTTCATAATCAGTAATATCATAATTATCTGTTTTCCACAACCAATTAATTACTGTCATAAAAATAATTGTTTTATTAATATCATTTATTTTCTTATTTATATGGTATGTTTTCTTGTTATACCGTATTTTTTCACCACATAATATTTTAAGACCCTTTTGTTTTCCATTAAATGCAATCCAACAACCATCATTATCTTCTGATGTTACTTCAAATTTATGTTTAATTTCATCTGAAGATTTTAATTGTGGTCTAATTTTAGTACCACCAGAATACACATCTATAGTTCCCGCTTCTAACTGAACGGTTTTTATATAAGGTTCAATTTTATTTAAAATATAAATTGGTTGTGATGGTGGTATAATAAGTACATATTCTTTAAATATAAATGAGTGGACTTTACCATAAATATCAATCTCCTGACCTAAAATCTCACCCATTTCACCAAAATTATGTTCACTCCAATTAATAGTTGAATATGGATCATCTAAACATGTATTTTTAATTGAAGTTTTATTATTTCGTTCCCATTCATATGGATGACAAACTTTATTAAGTAATGTAAAAATATTCTTAAAGAATCTAGAATTACTTGAATTAATTTTAAAATTATAGTTATTGCTATCTTTAATAGATGAAACTATAATTTCACATGATGGATATTTACTTATTTTATCCTTTGAACCATAATTTTTATATATACATACAATATCTTTTTTATTATTAAATCTAATATGTGTATATTTACATCTTGGTACCTCTAAAGTAGAGATTTGTAAAATATCCTCATCTTTAGAGATTGGATTAATTCTACCCTTATCGGATGTAAATGTAAAAAGTTGAATATCAAATAATATTTCAATACCCCTGTAATATAAATAAGGATCCATAAATGTTCTAATATCTAAAATTGATTCAATAATTTTATCATCGGCCATATCATATAATTCTTGTTTATAAATATCTGTTGGTAATTGTGACATACCATATTTAACCAACATAATATTTCTTTCAATATCTTGTATAGATTCCATTGATAACTGTACAGATGGATCAGGAGATTTTTTTGTAGCAATTAAAACAGCAACAATTAAAGAATTCAATTTTATTAATTCACTTTCAGCTACATATGTTCCATATTTAGAAAAACTAAAACTTCCATCATCTACATATGAAACTGATAAAAAACTTGCTAAAGAATTATTAAGTGTTCCAATTGATCTATATTTATTAATTAATTCAGTTGTACATTTTCTATTTGCAGTTTTAGATGTTGTCTCAGATTTACTTTTAATACCATTTTCATTACAACAAGGTAAAAATGTAATTACACCAGATGGATCTTGATCACTAGATTTCTCATTTACTGATGATTTAACCTCATTGGGACAAATAAATAAAAGAGATGTATTAAATCCCCATTCAGGTGGTGGATATTCAAATGCTGTTCTACCATATCGTTCCCATTCAGCTAATTCATCTGGTTTTATAATAATTGGTTGAGACTGACATCTTCTTGAATAATAAGAACCAGAGGAATTTGATTTAGTTTCATAACTATGTTTTGTTTCATGTTTGAAAAAAATAGGTGCTTTATCTGTCAATGCTGTTATTTTTTTATTATGAATTTTATATGATGTCATTGTATTTGTAACAGTGTTGTCAGAAAAACTTGATAACATTCTTGAAAATTTATGAAGAAATGATGGTATTAATTCACGCGATTTTGTTGTAAATGAAATTGTAAAACCATTTAAGTTTTCACTTTTTTCACCTTTACCGGTTGGTATTAAAAATCTTAAATAATTTGCTGATTTTTTTATTTCATTACCATTTATCATTTCACTTGAAAAATCTCTGAAAAAAACATAAAACTTATCCTTTGAACACCAAGCCCTATTAGATTCAGCAACAAAAAATAATGTTGATGCTAATTCATTATTAATAAAATAATCAAATAAATCATAACTTGCTAAAACTTTATCAATATTAAATGAAACCTTACATACAATTTTTTTATCACCATCTTCCTCAACTAATTTTAACATAGTCATAAAATTAATTATCTTTTTAACAGTGTCATCATTTTTATTTGTAGGATTTGTTAAAATAGAACATATACCGGATTCGAAATCAAATGTAATTGGATCACCAATTTCATTTAATACATTTATTGAATTTCTAGGTAAAACTAAATCATCAATTGTTTTTGTATCAAATTTAATAGACATTCCATTACCACATCTGATAATTTTTTCTTTATTAGAATTACAATAAATAATACAAGGATATTTATTGACACACGATAAATTATTAAAAATTGTTAATGCATCACTTTCATCAATATTATCACCATTTGACAATAAAATTTTAAATGTTCTAAGTTCATTACTTTCAGTTATTGTGTAATCAACAGGTTTATATGATTCTATTTCTTCTATGAATTTTTTTATTTTACTTCCTATACGAAGTGTTTTGTCTTTCATATCTTTAACCTTATTTTTTGCATTATTTATATAATTACCAATTTCATCATTTGAATTAGTTTCTAATTTTCTTTTTAAAAATGCAATATCTTCTTCTGTTATTTTATTATTTTTGTTTATTAAATAAAAACCAATAATATCATCTTTTGGTAGCTTTATTTCAGTGCCATCTTCAAATGGTATACCATTTGAAAAAAAATTAAAAACTGTCTCAAATGATTCTGTACCCTTAAAATAGTCTTCATAATTTATATCACCCCTTAAAAAACTATAATGTGTGTTCAACTGAAGTGCTTTTAAATATAATTTTGTAAAATTGTTAGTGGTATCACCCATTTTTAATATTTATTTATTTTTTATTTTGTTATTTTATTGTCTTGTTTTCTTTATTTTTAATTTCAAAAATACGTTCTGAATAACTATAGAGAGACGTATTTTTAAGCACTTTTTTCATTTGACCCTCGAAACTGTAGACATGATAATTTTTGAAAAAGTACTATTTTTAACATTTTTACAATGAATTTTTTTTGATTTTTTATAGTTTTTTAAAATAAAAATCGGTCTAGTATACTGATATAATAAATTTTATACATTTAATTAATATTTATCACCAAAAATAAAATTTCATGATAAGTAAAAAAAATTTTATGTTAAAAAGACACGAATGAAGACAAAAATAAAATTCAAAAATACGTCTCCAATAACTATTCAGAGACGTATTTTTAGGCACTTTTTTCATTTTAGTCTCGGGTCTGTAGGCATGATAATTTTTGAAAATAGGTGATTTTTACTAAAATTCACATTGATTTTTTTATGATTTTTATGAAAATAGATAAAATAAAAATGGCATTTTTTCATATTATATCTTAAATATCACATAAAAAGTATATTTTTTACATTAACAATTGTTAATATAAATTCTAAGAGTTGTACATAAAAATATTTAACATTTTAAATAATAGAAATTTCTATTATTTTGATAAATTTGATAATTTTATATAGTACTTGATAAAATTTTATAATTAAAAAATAAATATAGTATATATGATTTAATTCTTCAATAATTTATGTGTTTTATGTCGTTTTGACCACATTTTTATTGTGAAGTATAGGAAAGTTCAGGAAATCCAGAAAAATGTCAAAATGTAAAATTTTTGATAAAATAAAAATACCATTTTCTAGTATTTTATTTACATTTGAAATTAAAAGTATAGTTTTTATATTAACAATTGTTAACATAAGTCCTTATGATTATTTTTTAAATATTTGCTATATTTATAACCTACTGCAGATAATGATAAAATTTCATCGTCGAGATTTTCATTTTCATCACATAGATTGTCAATTTCATCGCTTATTATTTCACAAACTCTTAAACTATGCATCAATGAAAATTTTGATTTTAAAATCATAATTTTATAATTATTTACACGTTTCTCATCATTTAATGATTTAATTTCATTCCTAATTTCTTCAGGTACAAAGTAGTTTTTTAAAGATAAACTTATTTTTCGTGCGTGAGACATTTTTAATTAATATAAATACATTTTTTTATTTTCATATTTTTCAAAATTGTATACTTATACAATTTTTTATATAGACATACATATTTACATATTTACATATTTATTCAAAATTTACCATTCTTCATCAGAGTCATCAACAACAAAATCTTCAGCAGCAGCAACAGGTGTAGGGGAAACACCAAACACACCAGAAGGTGCAGAAATATCTTCCTGAACACCAAAAATATTAGTTGGTTCAGTAGTTTCGTTAACAACAGGAGAACTAAATGATGGATAAAATTCAGTATTGGTATTGGTATTATCATCAGTATTAAATGTATTCCTATCAACATGGAAATAATGAGGTGATTGAGCTCCACTTGGTGATAGAGTTCCAGTTGGTGATTGAGCCCCAGAATTAAAAGGAACACTTCTCTTAGATAACGATGGTGAAGATGAATTTTTTGATCTATCATCAGTACCACTAGAACTTGGTGTATTTCTATTACTTCTGTCACTTCTGTCACTTCTAGTATTTCTAGTATTTCTGTCATTTCCACCACTTCTATCATTTCCACCACTTCTATCATTTCCACCACTTCTACTATTTCTACCAAATCTAGTTGGTGTTTTATTACCACGAGGTCTTCCACTGTTAGTACTAAGTCTCTTTGGTTCCTCGGTCTTAACTTTCATCTTAACTCTCTTATCATTGAAAACAATCGTCACCCATTCACCCTCCTTCTTATACTCCTTAACTCTTTTGATTTTGTAGACATCTTCAATGGTATCATTGTTTGTTTCCATAATAGAAATTTGCTTGTTTTTAACTTGAGATTGAAGAGGCTTATGAACCTTCTTAGCCTCAGATACAATACCAACATTTTCTGTTAATGATGAACCTTCATCCATTTGTCTCTTAAGGAGATTAGCAGCAGAAATCTTCTTACCATTCTCATCAAGATTCGACCACATACCATCATCAATATTATCACGATGGTTAATAGTAGAACCTGGATTTTCACGTTCCTCCTTTGCTCTATTCTCACGATCAAGACGAGCCTTTTTCTCCCTCTCACGTCTTTCATCCTGACGCTTCTTCATTTCTTCTGATGAATCCTTAAATGAAGCATGAGCTCTTTCAAATTCACGTGCAATAATACGCATTGGTTCAGCAGTGAAAAAAGGGTATCCCTCGGAGCAACCTCTAGACTTGTCATAAAACTTATAAGTCTTTTCACCCTCAGTACCCTGAAGTGCATCTCTTTGCTTACTACTACGTTGCCACTTGATTTGGAGCTGTCTTGGTACTTCTGTGATAGTAAAATCAGAATTTTCCTGTGGGATCTTAAGAAATTCCTTTGCCTTACTAATAAGAATATTACGATCTAAAATAGAATTAAAGAAAGTTCTAAACTTAGAACAAGTATGTGTATCATCTGTACTACCAAACTTTACAGTCATAACAATCTTCATAGCAGGTGATCCATTCTTTGTTTGCTTAGTTGATGAAACCAATGAAATACCAAAAGATTGTGTGTTAATGGTAGAAAATGGTCTAAAGAATGGATAAAAGTAAGACTTGATAATCTCTTCACCACTTGAATCAGTAATAAGACTTTGACAAGTCTTAAGTTGATCATTGACAAGAATAGAAACATTATCAAGTGGGTAATCCATAGTAAGATCGATATCCTTGTTAAACTCAAACTTGAAAGGCTTAAATCCAAACTCCATGAGACTTGGGTTAGAATAATTAAGAAGATCTCTTTCGTAACCAAGCATTGTATTAATCTCCTCAGAAGTAAGTTTAGAATCAACCAAAACCTGTGTAAATTCATTATGAAGACTTTCAATTCTATTCATCATATCAAAGTCTTCATATGTATTCTTAACATTCTTATTCTTAAGATCCTCAAGTTCAGTGTACAATGATCTTAACTTTGCCCAATCAAATGTTGAATTTGTAGATCTAAGAATATCAATATCAACATTAAGCTTGATACACTTTCTTTCAAACCAAGAACGCTCACTTCTATCATAAGGAATTTCAGGAAGTGGCAGATAATACCTAAGTGAACTAAATCCACAAGTTTCCGAAACAATTCTAGAAATCTCAATATTCTTCTTGTCAAGCTCATCAAGCTTCTTTGTAATACTTTCCTTGTATGTATTAAAAGGTGCAAATGTATCCAAAAGACTATTGATACCAGTAATATTCTTAACTGTAGTGAGAAGTGCATCAACAGAGAAAATATACTTACTCTCATAAATATTATATCTCGTAACAACATTTCTACCACTATTATTGTTATTTTCGATGTACTTAACAGCACTATCAATGATACCAAGAGACAAGTCAAACTTACCATTTTTGATATAATTTTCAGAAGTTCTATACATGTATGAATTCATTGGCTCAGCCTTGTGTTCAATAATACCAACCAAAGTAAGAGAATCAATGATAGCAGTTGGTGCATCTGAAGACTTAAAAGTCTCACTGATAATACCATTCAGCAAATTTTCACTCTTCTTGTACCCAAGGTATTTCTTGATTCTATCAACAATAAAAGGTCCACGCATACCAATATCATCGGAAAAAACCTTGATAATAGACACCATCAAAACTCTGATAACATGTGGCTGTAGAACAAAACTAATATTGAAAGACTCAAAAAATTCCTTGAATTCATCATCACCCAAAATTGATTCGATTGGATTTTCAATATCTCCAGAACCAACCGCCTCAATACCAATCAATTCATTGACCCTTCGTTCACTGATATCATTCTTAGAATGATTGTCTTGAATTACATTCAACAAATTATCAACTAACACCATACAAAACTTGACATAAACCAAAAGATTAATATAAATATGTCTCATCGACAACAAATTATCATCAACCTTCTTAACATCTTCACCCTTAGAATCAGAATGTACCAAACTATTAATTGATGCACCCCTAGCCTGAATCTGTTCGATAACCACAATATCTTTCTTTGCAATTTCCTTGATTTTCCGGATCAACTCCAACATAAGCCCCTCTTCCTCATCTTCCTCATCAAAAATATCATCAATATCAGGTAACTCATCATCTGACACATGCTCACCGGTTCTCTTGATACTAATCAATGAAGCTGTGGAAAGAATGAAATTCTCAATGTGAAAGGGAACATGTTCAACATTCAAATGCTTGAAGTTCACAGCATCATGCTCAATTTTGAGACCATTTTCAATCTCCTTAACTTCATCCTCAGTGTAATAATCATATGTGATATTTCCATCATCATCAACTCTTTCGGAACCAGGCTTTGCCTTGGTCTGTCTAACAATATTGTCTGTTCCATCAGGCTTCTTCTTCAAAAGAAAATTAACCATAGTGTTGTTGAGACGAGCAAATGTTACCTGTGACATTACAGATGCACCCTTTTCAAGATTATCACCAAAATTCTTCTTCAGAGTGGAAATATAAGACGGCATATGATTGGCATAAAATTTAGCAGATGAAGGCTTATTTGGGGGGAAAAACTTTGCAGCATAAAGTCTAGCTTCCTCTTCGGCTCGGCTATCTGCATGATTCTTACGATCAATTGTGGTACCAGACTTCAAAGTTGACAAGTTACGAAGTCTAATTGGTAATGCTGTACACTCAATACTCTTGCTGTTTTCCGCAGATAATCCATCCGAATATTCAGGGTGAGATTTAAGTATTCCAAGAAGACCTCCAAAAAATAATTCTGAAGTTATAACACTCGATATGTTTGTATCGCACGTTAAGCAAAATCCATTGTTTACATTATTTGATTCACGATCCATTTTTATTTGTGGAAAAAAATGTTATTTTTTCATTTTTTCTGTTTTTACATTTTCTACAAAATCGCTTATAAATTATAAAAAATGAAAAATAAACCCTATTTTCGATGTAAAAAGTATGACAGTTTATGTTTTTATAATTGAAAGCGCTGGAACAGAAAGTTATGAACATGTTTTTTCTGGTACAGAATTAGAAAATGTTGGTGATAAAAATTTTGAACATGGTATGAATCTTGATAATATAGAAGAAATGATTTCAAATGTTTCAACAAAATTTCAGGATGATACGGAAATTTTGTTTGTAGATAAAATGTATGTTACAACATATTTTTATACTGAAAAGGGTAAGAAATACTATGAAAATATTAAAGAATTAAAAACTCAACATAAGTTTTATAATGGTACATGGATGGAATTTTTTGAGAAATTTATTGGTATTGATGATACATCTAATTATATTTTTACAACAATGAAAGATTATGTTAATGTATATGATTTCACAAATTTACTTCAAATATCTTTAAAAAATAACTGTTATTTTTCTTGGGGTGTAAAGAATGTTAATGAAATTGTAAATTCAAAATCTTATTACAATATTTTTTCTAAAACACCAAGATTACAACAGGTTGATACACTTGGTAATCATCAATTTGAAGATATTAATGCAATTAATTGGATTGTTGAAAATGGTGTAAAGCAAGTATTAGGTATGATGGAATGTGGAATTCATAGGAATGAAAAATTCATGCAAAGTTTTGTTGAACCATGGATAACAAATCCAGCATCATATTTTTCTAAGGGTATAATTGTAGAATATGAAATGAAACCTGAATCTATTTTATCAGAAAGTCGTACTATTATGTTGGGATATCTTTATAATGAGTTATTTAATACATCAGCTGAATATAGGTATCAATTATTGGATGGTATGTGTAGAACATTAATTAAATATGGATTTGAGTTTAAAAAGCTCGAAGGTCTACATGGAAGTATTTTTAATGTTCAATTTAATAAACTTTTGTAAATTTTTCATAAATTTATATAAAAATAATAGAAATTTCTATTATTTTAATTATTTTATTTATTTATTTTTATAATAAAACTTTATGACTGATAGTATTTTTTCAGAATTTATAAATAAATATCAAAATGATAAAACCGTTGAAATTGTAGAAACTGGTGAAATTGTAGAAACTGGTGAAATTGTAGAAACTGGTGAAATTGTAGAAACTGGTGAAATTGTAGAAACTGGTGAAATTGTAGAAACTGGTGAAATTGTAGAAATAGTTGAAACTACAAATAAAAAGTCACCACTAATTGTTTCAACTAATTTTGATGATACAAATGTTGATTGTAATAATTTATCAAAATCACCAGTTTTAACGGATTTAACAACAAATGATTCAATAGATTTAACGGTTTTAACCGATATGAAAAACAAAATTATAGAACTTACAAATGAAACAAGTAAAATTTTAACACTTGAAATTATCATTGATAAATTTAGTGATAAATTTATCACATATGATATTTTAAAACAAGTTTCTGATAATTTATTAGAAAAATATTCGTCCATAGATGAACGTGAAGGATTTATTATATCATCTATGAATGAACTTAATGATAAATCAGAAACAGAATTTATTAGAATTAAAAATGACATAAAAACAAACTATGATAACAGTAACAATTTAATAAAAATATTAACAAAGCTTAAGAATTCTATCGAATTAAATTCTAATGATATTAAAACAAATTCTAATGATATTAAAACAAATTCTAATGATATCAGTTTAAATTCTAATGATATCAGTTTAAATTCTAATGATATCAGTTTAAATTATGACAATGATATCAAAAATATAACAAGAAAAATTGAAAATGTTGAAGCTAAAAATTCTTCAACAAATAATAGAATTGATAAAAATAAAATTATGATAACTTCGGAAATAGAAGAATTGAAGGAGTTAATAAATTTGATTAAAAATAACAATGAATTTTTAATTAATGAATTAACTTCAAAAGTTAATTTTCTTACAGATAAAGTTAATCTTGTCAATAACGATCAAAATAATAAAAATGATGATATTATAACAACTATTCAAAAAAATAAACTTGTGATAAATTCTCATATTTCATCAATTAGAGAAGCTTTATCTGAATTATCGGGCGTTAATCTTAATATAGAACATATAAATACAGATTTAAGTGATTTAAATTCAAAAATTAATAATGTCGACCTATCCGTTACTAATAATAAAAATGATATAGTAGATCTAAATGCTAAATTTAATTCATTTGAGCACAATTTAGTTGATAGTGTCAATTTTCAAATAGATGATTTAAAAACAAATGTGCTTGAATTTATACAATATGAAAAGAATAATGATGAAATTCAAGATATGGGTACTGATAATTTAAAAGTTTTAATCGATGATTTACTTGTTAAAATAATAGATAACAAAGATGCAATAAATGACAAACTTCTACTCGAAATAGAAAAACTAAACCATAAAATAACAGAAAATAAAAATAATGATACTATAGATGACGCAATAGTCAACACTAAAATTAATGAATTATTTGATTTAATTTCATCTTTACCTTCATCTTCTGGATCTACTACATCTACTTCTTCGGTAAATTCTAATAAAATAGAAGAATTAAGAGAATTTATAGAAAGCAATGAACAAAATACTGCAGTAAACACTAATAGCATCATAGAATTAAGAGAAATAATAGAAAGTATTATCCCAAATACTGCAGTTAACACTGATAATATTGAAAGTAACACTGATAATATTGAAAGTAACACTATCAACAATTTAAAAACCGAGGAAAATAGATTAAAAATAGAAGAACTATCTATTAAATTAGAAGAACTTAATCTTAGTGATGAAACAAATCTAAATGTGATCAAAATATTAAACAATTATAATAGTTTATCAAACGAAAAAGATAATAATTTTATGTCATTGATAGGTAAAAGTTTATCATCATTTTTATTAATCAGGAATAAAACTATATTCAATGGTGGTTTAATCTCAAATGACAGGATCAATTCTAAAAGTTTAAGACTTGGATATTCAATTCCATCTTTTGATAGATCTTCATATACAATGGATGTAAATGGTGATATTAAAATAACAGGAACAATTAATGATATTAATTTTGAAGATATTGGTAGAACATATAAAATGATAATAACTGAAAATGCAACACCGTCAAAAGTTATATCTATTTCATTTATTGGTGATGTAAATAGAATTTCTATTAGATTTAATGATACGGAAGTAAAAATTTCTGACACTGATGGTTATTTATATTCAGTATCAAATGATACAATTAAAATAAGATGTGGTAGTAATAGTATTGCTACAACATTTGATTCTGATGGCATTTTAACTAATCATACTGAAGGTGAATATACAATTAAAATTTATTAATTGTTTTTCATGAGTATTTAATAATTTTTCCATAAAAATCACCAAAAAATTGGTTTGAAAAATAGTAAAATGTTACTTTTTAAAAAGTTGGAACCGATGGCTAGTCGGATAGTCAAACATAAAAAGTACTTAAAAATACGTCTCCCTATAATTATTGGAGACCATTTTTTAATTTTCAACTTTATCAAAAAAAGACATTTTTTAAATTTTTTACTGTAAACAAAAAGATGACCGTCTCATATGACAATAAAAATTTATAAAAACATTTTATTATGTAATAAAATGTCGGTGTACCGCGTTTATTTAAAAATACACGACGATAATATTAAAATTAATTTACCTGATATATACACAGATGATGATTCCGAAACAACATCAGATCAGATAAAAACATATATTTGTCAAGAAAATACAATTGATTTTCACGATCTACATTTAGATATAAAAAGAAATGGCACATTAAAAAGAAAATGTTGCGATTTAGAAATAGAAGATGAAGATGAATTGTTTTTTTATTCGAAGAAATCAAAAACAATAGATATCCGAAATATCAATATGAAAGCTGGATTTCATTCAATATCACATAAAAAAATACTTGAGTATGATCCCAAATTAATAGACAAAATAATAACAACTACTAATGAATTATATTTACAAAGAATTACTATGATACAAAATAAAATAAACTCTGAAAATATAGAAAGTGTTAAAGAAACAGTTGATAATTTTTTTGTTAACAAATATAATGATACTTTTGTAAATGAATATCCTTTTAATATGTACAATAAAAATATGTATTTTTGTAAATTTCAAAATGGTAAACCATATGGTTTTGGATTTATGTATGATGAAAAAAATGAAAACTATTATGAGGGTAATTTTAATGGTTCATATATAATACAAGGTCGTTCTTTACATTTAAAAGAAAAAGATGATAAATTTTTATGTATATGTCAAGAATTTTCAGATTTTAAACCTCATGGATTTGGATATATTATTTATTTAAATGAAACAGAAAAATATGAGGGTATGTTAATGTATGGTATGTATTACGGAAGAGGTAAATTAGATTACAAAGGTGATTCATATCATGGTAATTTTATTGAATCGAATAAAAGTGGTTATGGTACTATGAAATATAAAAATGGTGATAAATATTATGGATATTGGAGTAAAAATATGAAAAACATGTTTGGTACTTATATTTATGAAAATTCAAATTATTTTAGTGGAATATATTTAAATGATGTTCAAGATGAATATGGTGTTTTTTATGATAAAGAAAATAATATTTCATATATTGGTACATTTAAAGATGGTATTAGGACATTCAATAAAGATGAATTTATCCTATCAAATAAAAAAATTAGTAACGATCAATTTATAGGTCAATATAATGTAAAATTAACAAAAGATGATAATTTATACAATAAATTAACTGATATTAAAATTTATGAAAATGAAGACGTCTACGTATCACAATCATCTAATGATAAAAGTATCAATAAAAAAGATAAATCAAGAACTTACATAGGTAATTTTGATTATGATACAAATATACATGGATGTGGAAGATTATTTTATGATGACAATAATATGGTAATAAATAATTTCTCAGATAGAGAACCTTATTCAGAAGAATATATTAAAGAAAAATATCAAAATTATATTGAATATCAATGTGTATTTTCTGAACGAAATTCAAATGGTTTTGGTGTAATTAAATATTCAAATGGTGATAAATACATAGGTAATATCAAAAATGGATTTAGGAATGGTAACGGAACATTATTTAAAACTTGTGGACAAATTGATCGTGTTTATTGGGTTAACAATACTATCGGTCATACAACTTATATTTAATAATTATAAAATTTTATAATTATCTCTTGGTACATGTTTAAATTAAAAATCATATGTAAGATTTTGTACATTACATAATACTGAAACATCTTCAATTTGATAACATCCTAGTATATTTAAAGTATTGACATCACCTAAATTTGAAACATCTTTAATTAATGTACAATATGATAAATTTAAATTGTGGACATCACCTAAATTTGAAACATCTTCAATTGATGTACAACATGATAAATTTAAAGTGTGTACATCACTTAAATATGAAACATCTTCAATTGATGTACAATTGAATAAATTTAAATTATGGACATTACCTAAATTTGAAACATCTTCAATTGATGTACAACATGATAAATTTAAAGTGTGTACATCACCTAATTCTGAAACATCTTCAATTGATGTACAACATGATAAATTTAAAGTGTGTACATCACCTAAATCTGAAACATCTTCAATTTGATAACATTCAGATAAATCTAAAGTATGTACACCACCTAAAGATGAGACATCATTTAAATCACAACGTGTTAAATTTAGAGTGTGGACATTACATAAAGATGAAATATTTGTAATATTATAACAATCAGCTAAAATAATTGTATGTATGTTTCTTAATGGTGAAACATCAATATTATTACTTCTCATTAATTCAACATAATTTAAATTTTTCATATCACCAAATACAGATAAATCTTTAAATGGACAATTGTTATAATAAAGTTCTTCTAGATTTTTTAGATTACTCAATTGTGATAAATTTATATTTGAACATCCAGATAATTCTAAAATTTTAACATTATTTAATTTAGATACATCAGTAACTGGACAATTATATAAATAAAGTTTATGTACGTCAATTAACATTGATACGTCAGTAATTTTAGTAAAGTTTATATTTAAAGTATGCACATTACCTAATGCAGATACATCAGTTATATTTGTACAACATGATAAATTAAGATTATAAATATCATATAATATGGATGTGTCGTAAATTTCTTCATTACCCTCTAAATTTAATGATATTCTCCGTCTATCATTATTGACTCTATTTAAAACTTTATTTCTAAATTCTTCATCTAAATAAAACTTAAATGAATATTCTTTGTTTAAACTTAAATGTTTATCTCTATTTTCTAAATATAAACTTTTATTCATTTGAAATATATTTTTATTAGTGTATGAACTTATTTCATCTATGATATTATAATTTATACCTTGTTTATTAAAATTATTATTTTTATATGTTTTAAGAACTCTAATAGTATCTAAAGAATTATATTCAATACATAATTCTAAAAGACCTTCAGTTGAATGACCATTTGTAATAAAATATTTAACGATACTACTAATATCTTGTTTACATGCATATTTAAGCGCATTCTTATTCGATAAAAGTGATAATAAATTATCCTTAAATTTATTATTGGAACCTATGTTAGTTTTGGATAAAATATTAAAATTTTTGGATACATAATCTAAATAATCACTTGTGAAATGTTTATTTTTAAATTTTACAATTTGGTCAGTCTTTATAATAAATTCGTTAATATCCATATTTTTATAATTATAAAATTTTATAATTATTTAAACTGACATATATTTATCAGTTGCATCTGCAATTTTAGTAGTTGCAATAGCAATTTTATCAAAAGATTTAGATGTATCAATCATGTAGATCATTCTTTGACAGTATTCATTATGTCCAATATAAAAACAATATAATACAATAAGAAAAATGAAAAACAAAAATATAAAGAGAGCAATTTCACCGGGTTGCATTTTTATACAAAAATAAAAATAAAAAATTAATTATAACGATGATATTGATAATTATACATAATTAAATTTTTAATATTATTTAACATAGATATATCAGTAAGCCCTGTACATCTAGATATATATAAATTAGTAACACCACATAACATAGATACATCAGTAATACCTGTACATCCAGATAAATTTAAAGTATGTACATGACCTAATGCAGATACATCAGTAATTCCACTACATTCAGATAAATTTAAAGTATGTACATTACCTAACATAGATACATCAGTAATTCCAGTAGAAGTTTTTGGAAAATTACCTAAATCCTCATACCTAAAACATTCAGATAAATTTAAAGTATGTACATCACCTAATGCAGATACATCAGTAATTTGACAATTAGATATATCTAAATTAGTAACATTACCTAACATTGATACATCAGTAACGGAAGATCCAGTTAAACTTAAAGTGTGAACTTCACTAAATTCTGAAGCATCACTAACATGATGACATCCTAATAATTTAAGCTCATATATATCACCTAACGCAGATGCATCTTCATCATGTAATTGCCCAGCATCATATATTGTCAATGATTTAACACCGTCTATTAAATTTAAATCCATATCTGTATCATAATCGTCTATATACAATGATAATTGTCTTTTGTTACCATTTAAAAACTCATAAATTTCATCTCTATATTCTTCATCATTTAAATATCTATCTGTATTTAAATGATCTAATACTAAATCATATACAATTTTATCAGAATCTAAATATTTCATAACTTCATGTTTATATATTTTATGCATGAACATACCATTAGTTTGTGTAGAATTGAATGATAAATTAAATATAAGTCTATTTTTATTGTAATTTACAGATTTCATAACTTGTTCTCTATATTCTTCATTCACTAAAAACTTATATGTGTCATTTACATGTAGAAATTTAATCTGATCAGTTTCAGTTTTAATATGTTTATCAACATGTGGTATATTATCACCTAAAAATGATTGAATATTATACATATTATCTTGATTTATTTTCATAAAATTATTTTGTTTATATGTTTTGAGAACTCTAATAGTATCTAAAGAATTATATTTAACACATAATTCCATTAGACCTTCAGTTGAATGACCATTTGTGATGAAATATTTAACGATACTGCTAATATCTTGTTTACACGCATATTTAAGTGCATTCTTATTCGATAAAAGTGATAATAAATTATCCTTAAATTTATTGTTCAGACCTATATCATTTTTTGACAACATAGAAAAATGTTTGGATACATAATCTAAATATTCATTTGTGAAATGTTTATTTTTAAATTTTACAATTTGGTCAGTCTTTGTAATAAATTCGTTAATATCCATATTTTTATAATTATAAAATTTTATAATTATAAAAATATGGATATATCAAGATAATTTAATTCAATTTCGCGTATATTGTTTGAATATAAAATATCAGTATCGTAAAAACCATGTTGTATAGTAAGTTTATGTATATCACGTAAAGATGAAATATCCTCAATATTATAACAACATGATAAATCTAAAGTGTGTACACCACTTAAAGATGAGACATTTTTAATTTTACAACATGATAAATTTAAAATATGTACACCACCTAAAGTTGAGACATCTGTAATATTAGTACAATATAAATTTAAAATATGTACACCACCTAAAGTTGAAACATCTATAATATTATAACAACATGATAAATCTAAAGTATGTACATGTGATAAAGTTGAGACATCTGTAATTTTACAACCTGATAAATCTAAAGTATGTACATGTGATAAAGATGAAACATCTATAATATTATAACAACCTGATAAATCTAAAGTATGTACATGTGATAAAGATGAAACATCTGTAATTTTACACCAAGATAAATTTAAAGTATGAACATCACCTAACATTGATACATCTGTAATATTGCAACAACCTGATAAATTTAAAGTATGTACATGTGATAAAGATGAAACATCTGTAATTTTACAATGTGATAATTTTAAAGTATGTACACTACCTAAAGTTGAAACATCAACAATATAATCACACCAAGATAAATTTAAATTAGTAACATTACCTAAAGAAGAGACATCTATAATATCACAAAACGATAAATCTAAGGTATGTACACCACCTAAAGATGAGACGTCTGTAATTTTACAATGTGATAAATCTAAAGTATGTACACTACCTAAAGATGAAACATCTGTAATTTTACAAAATGATAAATCTAAAGTATGTACACCACCTAAAGATGAGACATCTGTAATTTTACAATATGATAAATCCAATGATAATTGTTTACTTGTCATATGAATTTTAGAGTTTATTAATTCTCTAAAAATATCATCATGGTAATATTTTACTGAGTTTAAACTATTTAATTTTACATATCTTAATGGTTTAAACTCACATTTAATGGTGTTATTTGAGTTTTCAAATGATTTTATATCTTTCTCACTTAGAAATTTATTGATTTCTGAAAATGTATCTGAACTTAATCTTAACATATTTTAATGAAATTTACTAGAATTTTATCAGTTTTTCTATTTCATCATTATATCCTCTTAATTCATCAATATTGAAACTATTAGATACTAATGTATAATATGGTATTAATACTGGATATAATTCAGGGTATAAATTTATATATGTACCTATTTTTATTAATAAATCACTTTGATATTCACGAGTATTTGTTCCTGGATCAGATGTTACTACACCTATAGTATTTGGATTGTATTCACTGTTAAAAAATAACATATTGTAATCGAATTTATTATTTTCATTTGTAGTAATTCTATACATATACTCTTGTTTAATAAACCAATAATATCTCTTATTAACATCTGAATATTTCAAATAATTCATAGACATTAAATTATCTAGAATTTCATCATTAGTTTCATTTTCACTATTAAAAAATAAGTGTGAAAAGTGAATTGTAATATCAATAATATTTAATATCATAGGTGAAATATTTTGATTAATATCAATGAATTTTGAAAGTTTATAACCAATTTCTGAGAAATTACCAGTTAAAACTAATGAATATGGAAATTTAATGTTAGATATCAAATCGTTATTAAAAAATGGATCTCCGAAAAGTATGTAATTCTCTGTAATTACGTAATTATCTGTAATTACGTAATTCTCTGTTGATGAATTTAATAAATTCATCATTTTAACGGGTGTACTAGAATTAATGATGAATAGAGTTTTATTAATATCTTTATAATTTTTATCAGACAATAATGTATGTACCTCTACTGGTAATTCTGTAGCATCATCATCAATTATATATGACTTTATTTCTACACCTCCATTTATAACTGATTCTAAAGATTTTAAATAATTAGATGTGTAAACATCTTCATGATAAATGTATATAATATCTGTAAAATGTGAATTTTCTAAAGGTTCTGCTAATTCATCATGTTTCCCTAGTTTCAATAACTTATAGAAATTATCATCTTTAATGAAAGTATCTATAAGTTTAAAACATAATTCATCATCTAGAATAGCTGTTCTAATTATATTTCTTGATAGTTTAACATTTATATCATATGGTGATGTTGAAAATGAGTTGAAATATATAATGTTATTATCCTCTATGAAATCTTTAATTTGTAATAATGTGTCACTCGATTGGTCACCAATGAAACATCTATACCCTAAAGAATGATACTTCTTTAATCTATCTAATGTCTTTTCATTCTTTCCACTTTTTCCTTTATTCTCTTTGTTTACATTTTCTGTATAAATATCAAAATCAAATTTATCATTTAATGTTTTATGTTGTACCATCCAATTAATAATATTCATAATTTTAGAATCTATAGGTGATATCAAAATCATAATTCTACCATTATTTATTTTTCTTAAAATGTTATAAGTAAGTAAATCTATTTTTTCTATTAGGTTGTCAAGTTCTTCGAGTTTTTCAGTACATTTACAACACAAAAATTTATGTAAAAATATTTCTAGATACTTAAGATATAATATGATCATATTATTCAATTTAATTTTTATACATCTATCATTGCTATATTTTTCTATTTTAATCATATTACAAACAATTTCATCTATATAATTGATATACTTTCTAATAAAACAAATCTTTTTCTTAAGTTTTTCTCTGCTATTTATATTATCACTTTTATTATCACTGTATTTTTTATCATTCAATTTGGCAAATAAACAATCAATATTCTTAATATATGAAAATATTTTATTGGTGTATGACATTTTATTATAGCTTCATAAAATAATAATTATTATTTTATTTATCTCTCTTTATTTCTCTTTATTTATCTTTATATACTCGTTGTATATCTTAATAGTGGAAATCTTATTTTATTTAAACTATTAGTTTTAATGTCAACCATATTTATTTCAGCATTTTTTAACAATATAACAATTTCATCATAATAATCTTTATCACAATTTTCAAGTATTATTTCATTTGTTATATTTTCAAATAAATGTGAATATTTAGTTAAATCATCAACTACAATTATTGGTGTATTACAATATTCTGGTGATGATTTTAAATAATTATAATGATCTATACACATTTTGATATGATTACTATTATCATTTGAAATTCTTAAAATACTGTAACCATTAATGTAAGGTATAATTGTTTTAATTTTATCAACATTTTGATTTTCTTTAAATTTTTTGTCAGTTTTGTGCCAATGTTCTGTGAACTTGAAATGTTGTAGACCGTCCATTTCAATTATATTATTATTGTTAAATAAAAAATCATATCTTTTAGTTGGTATATAATGTAAGTTTGTTTGTAATAATGGTTGAATATTCAATAATTCTAATTGTTCTAAACACATTCTTTCCGGTTTGCTACCTGATTTTTTTAATACACATTTTGGGCAACCTGATTCCACTTTTTTTGTTCTTATATAAATCATGCTATTCCATAATGATGAACAAAGTGAACATTTCCAATTAATTAATTGCTCACTTCCATTTGATAAATTATTAGGAATTATACCATGATTATTATTATGATCAAATTCCAGTGCCAAAATTGGATTATTCATAAATGTATCACATGGACAAACGTGATTTTCATGATGTGTACAATATGGACATGAAGAAACTGTATTAGTTCTACTATGTGAAGATACTACCCATATGTGTTCTTCACAAGTTTTATGGTTACTACATTTCCATTTTATTGGTATATTACTTCCATGTGATATAGTATATGGATTTATACCAGGATTTAATTCATGATAAAATTCATTTGCTAACATTGGAATACTCATAATTGATGTATGTGGACATATTTTCCTTGTATCACAGAATGGACAAATCGTTCCATTTTTATAACATCCTACACGTTCATCAACTGTAGACTCCCAAATATGACAACCACATATATTTGATTCACATTTCCACCATAAATTTTGACCTGAACCATATGATAATTTATTAATTTCTTCTTCTGTATAATTATTTTGTACAATTCCCAATAATGGTGTTGTATGATTTGTTCTTAGTATTTGTGAAAATACTTCTGGGTATCTATCTTTAAGAAGTCTGGAATTTAAATCTTTTGGAATATCACCATATTTTCTTAAAAATATTTCAGAATATTGATAGTTACCAGTTTTAATATTTTTTACTTTATTTTTACTTGTTCGTGTCACTGGTTTAAAACAATGTGGACAACTAAATTTACTCCTTGTACTATCATACACTGATTTTTCCCAACTATGATTTGAGTCTACATTACATGTCCAAGTAATTATTTTATCAGATCCACATTTTAAATTATAAAGTTCTAGTTCAGAATACTTATCAATATTTTTTTCTTTATAAATACATTTAAATATTTCAGGATGTTTATCTCGAAGAAAATTTGAACTAGTTTCAGCTATTTTCATTGTATTTATATTTATATTTATATTTCCATGTGTATTTTTTGAACAAAATTGACAAATATTTATACTGTTTATGATACTATTTACCATTTGTTTCCAAACATGATTTGGATTTACATTACACTTCCACCAAATTATTTTATTTGAACCACATGTTAAATAATTAAGTTCATCATCAGAATATTCATCCTTATTTTTTTCTCTATAAATACATTTATATAAATCAGGACGTATATCTTTGATAAAATTCTTTTCATTTTCAATCATAGTTTGAGTCATAACTTTTGGACATTGTTTACAAATATTTACATTGTTTGTAATATTACTTACAGATTGCTCCCATATATGGTCTGGATTTTTAGGACATCTCCACCAAAATATTTTATCAGATCCACATGTTAAATTGTAAATTTCTTCATTAGTATATTTACCATTATTTCTTTCAATAATAATACAATTATATAAATCAGGTCTTTTTTCACGCAGTAAATTTGATTCGATTTTATTTACAGTATTTTCGACACTCATAACATAATTTGATGTATCTATAACTTCTGGACAAGATTTTCTACATTTTTTACAAAAATATTTATTTCTTGTAAGACCACTTACTTGTTGTTCCCATTGATGGTCATAATTATTCGGACATATCCACCAAATTAATTTACCAGAAAGACATGTTATATTGTAAAGTTCTTCTTCAGTATATTTACCAATATTTTTATTTTTATAAATACATTTAAACATATTAGGATGTATATCTCTAAGAAATTTTGATTTACATTTAATATCATTGATATCATTAATGTCATTTGTATTCACTGTAATATTATTTTCTTTTATAATAGTAGTTTTAGGACAAGGTTTTTTACACTGTTTACAAAAATTTTTATTCTTTGTAGTATTAGCAATTGAACCATACCATGTATGTGATGAATCATCAGGACATCTCCAATTGATTAATTTTTTTGAACCACATGTTAAATTGTTAATTTCTTCATAAGTGTAGCTGTTATTTAATTCCATAAATATACATGCAAATATTTCAGGATATTTATCTTTAAGAAGATTTGATTTTTTAGTGTTTACAATATTCACAATATTTCCATTATTTTCCATTTAAATTTTTTTATACATTTCCAAGAATTTTTCATTTTAACACACAGAAATTCGGTTGATCATACAAAAGTGAAAAAATGATTTTAAAAATCCAAAAACAAAAATGACTATTACTACTATCGAACATTTTACTGAACCATTAAGTCCTGGTATGTGTAAGGTAATTCCTGTCACTGAGAGATATGTTCTATCTGAGTCTGCAGAGAAAAAGATAAGAGATGTTGGCTACAAGTTTGGATTTGGTGCATTTTCTGAGACTGTGTATCGCCGGACATATTCAAGAATTATGCCAAATGGTAAAAAGGAACATTTTCCTGATACTGTGATAAGAACTGTAAATGGTATTTTTACACTTCTTGTTGATTGGAATTTAAAGAGGGGTCTTTATTGGTCTGATGAAGAACTTGAAGATAATGCTGTTAGAATGGGTATATGTATGATGAAAATGAAATTTTTACCACCGGGTAGGGGCCTATTTATAAATAATACTTCACATGTTTTTGAACGTGGAAGTTTTGCATTAAATAATTGTGGTTTTATTTCTCAACGCGAAGGACTTGTAAATTCTTGCACGTGGACAGTAAATGCATTAATGGAGGGAACAGGTGTTGGATTTGATACAAGAGTTACCGATGAATTTAAAAATATTCGAGAACCTGGATGTTCAGAATGTAATTTTTTACATAAACTTAAATATGAAGATGATAAAATTAATGATTCTTGTTCTTGTAATAAGGTTTGCTATAAAATTCACGACTCTAGGGAGGGGTGGGTATTCTCGGTTAATATGATTATTGATTCTTATTTTACAGGTAAACTTGTATTATTTGATTATTCACATATAAGACCACCAGGAGCTGAAATTAAAGGCTTTGGTGGTGAATCCAGTGGTTTTTTTGATTTACATGTTTTGCATGAGCGTATTAGAGCATTTATGACTTGTTTTATTGAAGTTAGGGATAATTTAAAAACTGTAAATGAAGCAACAATTGATATGGTTAGAAAATTAATTAATTTGTATCCAGAAAGTAACACTTGGGATAGAGATTCACTTAATGAATCAATTGAAAAAATTAAAACTATTGAGGGTAAAACATATGGTACAACTAGATTAGTATGTGATATTTTTAATGCTATTGGTATTTGTATTGTTTCAGGTAATATTAGGCGAAGTAGCGAAATTGCAATGGGTAGACCTGATGATAGAGAATTTTTAGATCTTAAGAATTTAAAGGTAAATCCCGAAAGATATTGTTTATCTTGGATGTCTAATAATACTGTATATCTTGAAAAAACTTCTGATTTTGAATATATTGATGAGATTGCTGAACGGATTCGTGATAACGGCGAACCCGGAATTTTTAACACTATTAACTCAAAATATTATGGTAGGATAGGGAGGCGTGAACCAATTGGTAGAGAAGCTGAAGAGGACCCTGGAATTGGACTTAACCCTTGTGTAAGTGGAGATACACTTATCAAGACAAGTTCTGGTTATATTAGAGCTGATGAATTAGTTGGTAAACAATTTACTGCAGTTGTTGATGGTGAAAATTATTTATCTACAAATGATGGATTTTGGTCTAATGGTATCAAGGATGTTTTTAAAATCACTCTTAAAAATGGATCTAGTATTAAAACCACAGATAACCATAGGCTTTTGGCATATTATTTTGATGAAGATTTATATGAAAAGAAAAATATGTGGAAACGTGTTGATGAGTTGAATTTACATGATGAACTTGTATTAGATTGTGATAAAATTGGTGGTATCAATGAAAAGTCCGAGATAGTTTCAATTGTTCCATGTGGTAGAGAAGATGTTTTTGATTGTACAATCCCAGGACCTAATTGTTACACTACGAATTTTTTTATAAAAAATCATAACTGTGGGGAATCGGTTATGTGTAGTTATGAGCTCTGTAATTTGTCCGAAATTCTACCAACTAGATGTAATGTAATAGATTCAAATGGTAAAATTGATATGACTGATTTAAATGAAGCAGTTTATATTGCAACATTATATTCTTCTATAGTTTCACTTTTACCAACTCAATGGGCTAGTACAAATGCTGTTATTTCTAAGAATAGAAGAATAGGTGTTTCAATGTCTGGTATAGCTGATTTTATGCATAAAGTTGGAACTTCTACATCAATTAAAATATTTAATGAAATGTATGCACATGTAAGAAAAACAAATTCCGATTTTGCATTACGTGCAGGTATTCCCGCAGCAATAAGATGTACGGTTGTTAAACCTAGTGGTTCTATTTCACTTATGCCTGGGGTGTCGCCTGGCATGCATCAACCTACCTTTCGAAAATACATTAGGCGAGTTCGTTTGTCTAACACTTCGGATTTAATCCCAATGTTAGATGTAGCAGGTTATAAATCTGAACCAGATGTTATGAATAGAGATACAACGATAATCTATGAATTTCCTATTTATCATGGTGAAACTAGAACTGCAGAAAATGTAAGTATGTGGGAACAATCTATGAACCAAATACTTTTACAATCTTGGTGGGCGGATAATTCGGTGAGTTGTACAATATATTTTAATCCTGAAACTGAAGCTAGTGATTTAAAACATCTTCTAGCATTAATTTTACCACAAGTTAAGTCTGTATCCTTACTTCCACATACACCAATGGGTGTTTATGCTCAAGCTCCTTATGAAAAGATTTCTGACGAACAATATGATGAAATGATTAAGGGAATTAAGCCTTTAGATTGGTCTATTATCGATAAAGATACAAATGCTAATAAGAAGGTTGAGGATTCTGAGATGTCTCGTGGATGTGATGGTGATTCATGTAGTTTAGCTGCATTTAAGTTGATGCGTGAAGATGAGGAGAGAAGAAAGAAGGAAGAGGAGCTAGCTAATGAAGCTAAGAATAAGTAATGTGATGATAAGATAATGAGATATTAAAATAAATAATAAAACAATTGTTTTATTATAAAAATTTAGTTTATTCCGAGAGGTAGATATGTTTTAATTTTTCAAAATTCATGAAAATTACAAAAAATCAATGTGAAATTTAGTAAAAATGTCACTTTTCAAAAAATTACATCCGACGGCTAGTCGGATAGACAAGTGAAAAAGGGACGTAAAAATCACTCTCCCTATAATTATTCAGAGCACTTTTTTGAAATCATAAAAATAAAGAAAACAGAGTAACTTCAACATGAAAATTTTTATTTGTTACCATGAAATAAATTTTTTAAGTATAATTAATGATTAAATGTGTAAAATTAACACAAACAGTTCTCTAGACATGTTTTAATTCTTTGAAATAATAAAAAAATTATAAAAAATCCAATTGAAATTTAGTGAAAATCCCTTATTTTCAAAATAAATCATGTCTACAGTTCCGAGGGTCAAGTCAAAAAAGGACGTAAAAATCACTCTCTGAATTACTATTCACGACGTATTTTTGAAACATAAAAAGTCAGAAACAGAGTAAGTTCAATATAAAAATTTTTATTTGTTACCATGAAATAAAATTTATGATATTAATTAATAATTAAATGTGTAAAATTAACTCAAACAGTTCTCTAGACTAATTTTAATTCTTTAAAATTCATGAAAATTATAAAAAATTCAATTGAAATTTAGTGAAAATCCCTTATTTTCAAAATAAATCATGTCTGTATTTTCGAGGGTCAAACCAAAAAAGGACGTAAAAATCACTCTCTGAATTACTATTCACGACGTATTTTTGAAACATAAAAATGAGGAAATGAAGAAATCAAGAAAAATAGAGTTGTTAAAAAATCATAATTATCATTTAAAAATAAAATGTATTAAAGTACGGTTAAAATATAACGAATAATAGAAATTTCTATTATTTTTTAGTAGTTTAATTTTGATATTCTAGGGAATCCCAGAATATGCTATAAAAATTTCTTCAAAACATGATAAAAAATGCATTTTCACTGATTTTCCTGGATTTTAGCTAAATTTTTTATACTTTCCAACAAACTCAACAGAAAAACGACAGAAAAGAGAGAAATGATAAAATCAGATTTTTTCGTATATTCTATATTTATTTTTATTGTTAAAATTTGATCAAGTACTATAAAAATAAAAATTTAGATGACATTTAAATCTGATTTTAAGAGTATTTTTAGTAGTTTATTTTTGATATTCTAGGGAATCCGAGAAAATGATATAAAAATTTCTTCAAAACAGGGTAAAAAATTATTTTACTGGATTTTGTCTAAATTTCCTATACTTTCCAACAAACTCAATAGAAAAACGACAGAAAAGAGAGAAATGATAAATTCTGATTTTTTCGTATATTCTATATTTATTTTTATTGTTAAAATTATTTCAAGAGGTATATAAAATAAAATTCTAACAAAATGAACAATAGAAATTTCTATTGTTTTTAGTAGTTTATTTTTGATATTCTAGGGAATCCGAGAAAATGATATAAAAATTTCTTCAAAATAACGGAATTTAGAATTTAGCTAAATTCTATAAAAATTAAATTACATAAAAATATGAGTTGTAACCACAAATTAATTGGAGAAGGATATTATGCAAGTGTTTTTAGATGTATTTCAGGAGATACAGGAGATACAGGAGATACAGGAGATAAAAAAGTTATAAAAATAGCTGATTCAGATGATATTCTTACATCTGAACTTCAATTGATGTCACGCTTACCAAAAAATGATTTCTATGTAAATGTTGATGAAATTTATATATCTAAAATGTCCAAAGAAGAAATAAAATCTATATTCTCAATTGATTTTGATAACAAGGGAAACTTATATGATTTATACAAGAAACAAAAATATCTTCTTAAGACAACAATGCCATATATTGAAGGTGATTCATTAAGTATAATAAATGGTTTTTTACCAAATAAATTCAGAAGAGAAACTCAAAAGATTATTAATCTTGAACTATGGTCTAGTATCCTTAGATCATTTATTATTTTATATTATGAAATAAAATTACTTAATAAACATGGTATAATACATGGAGATTTAAATGAAGGTAATATAATTTTTAATAAGAGTAAAAATAAAATGTTTATCATCGATTTTAATTCATTAACATTTGATAAACAAATACATACTTTAGTAGATACGAAAGATATGAAGAAAATTTTCTCAGATATTTTAAGTGCTGGTTTATATAACAAAAAAATAAAAGATTTTATGGTTGATACTGAATTGATCGATGAAGATATAATTAAGATGTTGAATAATAATGTTAGTAGATCAAATTTTAATTATTCATTTATTACTGATTCATTCGTTGATGATTTTTATGATTCTATTTAATTTTCACAAGTGTTTTTTTATATTCTAAAATATCAAGTTTAGTTTCTAAAATTTTGTTTTCTAATATTTGTTTAATTGTATCCTTCTTTTCTTCAAAAAATACAGATATGAATAATTCAAAAATTTTAAGTGATCCTTCACCATAAATATGGTCTGTAAGACCCGATATACTTGAATTTCTCTCATTAACAACATTAATATCTTTAAAAATCCAATAAATATGTTCCTCTAATTCATCACTATCTAACTTAAAAATATTATTCATATCTTTTGTAAAATCGACGTTTAAATACTCACCAAATTGACGATCCAAATCATCATAGATATCTTCAAAAAACTTTAGGTAACATTCATCTTTACTTTCCTTTAAATGTCTTAAAAAACATTCATTAATTGCATTTTCCATCTCTTTAACGTTCATATTTTATGTAATTTAAAAATATTTTTAAATTAAAATGAAGGTTTTTTGTCATAATGATGAAAAAGTAAACAATAAAAATATTTTACGTTTATCACCAATCTCCGAAATGGTGAAATCGGAAAATAAAAAAATGTCAAATAAAGGAAAAATGACACTTCAACAACACGTGAAAAATATCATAAATATAGATTTATTTAATGAACGAAATTTTCTTAGAGTATTTGATGGTTTTGATTTGTATCCAACAGAACTAAAATTAGAATTGGAAAAATTTAAAAAGACAATATATTTTGATAATTTAGCATATATTATGAGTAAACATGGATTTTTATGTGAATTTGGATATATGAAAATATTTGATAATAGAAAATTACTTAAAATTACAGATCTCAAACATAAAAATTATAATGTTACAACTATACATTTTTTAAAGAATGGTAAATATAAATCTACATCAATGAAATTTAAAGTTTATAAGTGTAAAATTACTGGTTTTATTACAATTAAAGATAACTTCATTATGGATTGATTACATTAACAAAATAATTAAAATGATCAAAAAATGAATTAAATGACACATATAAAATAAAAAAATGTTTAACTCATGTTTGTACGATAAAGAAACAATTAACTCTGAAATGACTATTTCAAATAGGGTCACAAATATGTTCAGTACTATAAATTTAGATTTATTTTCTGAATATCACTATAATAGAGTTCTTGATGGATTTGATAATTTACCAAAAAATTATAGATTGAAAATATTAGAAATTGGTAAATTCATATATTTTACCAATTTGTTACGTTTGATGACGGGATTTGGGTATAGTTGTGAAATTGGATATATGAAATTTTTTGGTGATAGAAAGTTGATAAAGATTACTGATACAAACAGTAATATTACAACTATACATTTTTTAAAAGAACGTGATTATACAACTATGTCAATGGAATATTATGTTTATAAAAATAAAATTGATGATTTTAAAACAATTGAAGACAATTTTATTATGAATTGATGATACTTTTATGTAAAGAACAAGTTTCAAATATATTTCCTAATTAATGATTTTATCATCAGATAAAGATATGAGAACATTCTCATATAATTTTATTTTGACTTGTAATTAACTCATCTTTTAGCATTAAATTTTTTTATCAGTTAAAAATTTATAAATATCATCTTTTGATAAAATTGAAAATATACCACTAATAAAAAATAAAATGTCATTGTCTAACACACAAAATATTTTCAACCAGCTTTACGACTCCGATTCTGATTCTGAGATAGAAACAGAAATGGATACAGATACTCTGTATAGTAAAATACACGATAATATCTTATTGAATATATCACATGGTTTTGATGATATCGAAAAGAAAATCAAAGAACTTGAGGATGATAATAAAAATGTTAAAGATGCTATGAAAAGAGTTAGTGAGATAGAAATTAAACGTGATATAGAAGAGAGGAAAAATAGAATGAAAAAGAATTACGGTTCGCATACAAGACTTTGCCTTTTACTCCTATCAATTGTTGACATTCTTGAAAGTAAGGGTAAGGAAAGAAATGATTGGTATCCATACACGTTATCATATAAAGAATCAAGTAAAATTAGAAAAATCACAGAAATTGTCGAATTATTTGAAATTGGTCAGTTTAATTCTGGAATGACATCAAAGAATCTTGCTTTAAAGAAAATTCAAGATCAAAAAGGTTTGTACAAAAAAGATTCAGTTATACTTGGTGAAATGATGGAGTTTTTACATAAAAATATGACAAAACAACTTAAACATATCCAAACAAAGGATTTGCGATTTCATCGAGATTGTGATTTTGTAAAACTTTTACCCGAAACTATGAAACGTTTCTTCACAAATATTGTGGATCATTCAAGTGGTGATTATCAAGGTGAACTATTATCACTAAATTCGTGGTATATTGGTAATCAACAAAAGATTTATATAACTACTTATGAGGGATATGGTTCATGTTCCGGATGTGATCATATTGCATCATGTGAAAATCAATTTAGTGATCTCATTTATTTTAACGAAGAACTTGATACTTTTCAAAATGAGATAAAATTGTTGAATGGTGATATTAATTCTATCAAAAATGAATTGAGAAAATTTACAAGATCATATGTAGAAGATGAAATACATAGACTGTTTTTATCATTGAATTTTCATGAATCTTTCAATGATGCTAGAAAGGAAATTCTTAAGAATTCAGATGGTGAAGAGATTGAATTTAAGAAATCTACATATGATAAAAAGACAAAGAGTTTCAATGCTACGAATATGAACAATTTCCCATCAATCTAAAATGATAATTTTACCATATTTAGTAATAAAAAATTCACCATTGTGATCAAACTTATACTGTTTGACATCTTTAATAAAAATGATTAAATTATCATTTTATATAATATTATCACTGACGATAGTTTCATTATCACTGACAATAGTTTCATTATCACTGACAATATTGTTATCAATAAATAAATTATTAACATCAGATTTGGGTTCATCGACAGTTTGATCATTACTATTGACAATTATAACATCAGGAAATAATTCAATAATACCAGGATAAACTGATGCATATGCAGGATATTTCTCAATCATTTTTCTACAAGATTTGATTAGTAAATATATACAGTTATAAATTGATATAAAATATAAAATATTGTTAAATAATAAAAGAACAACACGTGATTTTAAATAAAAGATAATATGTTTATTCTCAATTATAATAATAGAAATATATACAAAGATACTTTTGATAAAAAACATCACAATAACTAAACACACGAAAAAACTTTGAAGAAATTCCGTTGTTTGCAAATAAAAATATGAACTCATTGTAATCATAAAAATGTAATACTAAAGAAAATATACATAATATCATATCAAGTAAACACCATAAAGTTGTATATAAACTTTCTTTAACTGATAGAATATTATTTAGGATTAAAAAATTATACATAAATGGTAAAAATATTACAATGTCTTCATAATATTTTGAATATATAGCTATATTTTTCTTTTCAATAATTGGGATTTTTTCAGCCTGAGTGGTAAGACTGTAATATGTGTACAAAATAGATGCAAATGGTTCTTTTATTTTTTGAACTTGCATATTATCAAAAATAGTATCAATATTTAATTTGTATATTGTACCTAAATTAAATATATATCCTAATAAAGATACAAATGTTTTATCATAAACATTGTTATTTTTCATTACAGATAATGCACTTTCTCTTAAATCATCAGATACAATATTTTCTCTACATACTGGACATGTATTATTATCTTTAATCCAATTTCCTAAACAATATCTATGAAAATTATGTCTACATGGTGTTGTTATGTTATGTTTAATCTTATCATTTAAACAAATAGAACATTCATCTGATGTTTCACCTTTATTTTCATCTTCCATAATTAAAAAACTTTTAATATAGTTCATTTTTGTGTTATTTTCACACGTATTTTCATCATTTTTCTTTTTCGGTAACACACAAATATTTAAACTTTCATTAGTAACAATATGTCATCATTTTTACATATCATAACAGATATTTTTTATTTTTAAGTAAATGGTATTTTTAAATGCCAATTATCTGGATGGTCAAAATAATCAACACAATCTTCTAGACCAGTTTCGTTTAACATTAAATATCTACCAAATATCCATCCAAAGAAGAATACAAGATTTATTAATACTCTATCAACATCTTTTGTTATAGGTGGATAAAATTTAGATATCCAAAAAACATAAAATTCAAACCCTAATACAAATAAAAGTGTGAAAAATATATGCATACTTACTCCACCAAATAAAAGTCCAGATGCTAAACTTACAATAATTTGAAATTCTACGTCTTTATCGTACATTTCTATATATTTTTATATATTTAATTAAATATATATTTATATTACTCATTTTATAAAGAGAATTTATTCTGAAATTTATAATTAGGATCGATACATTTATTGTATAATTCTCTGTACATTTTTCTATATGATCCATTATTAAACTTTCCAATTTTAATATATCCAAGAAACATCTTTCTCATATTTTCATTTGATAATGTAATTGGATATTCATCGACCATCTCAAAAATACCAGGTCTATAAATTTTAAAACTTGGAAAGTTATTTATTATAACTGATATATCAAAATTATATATCCATTCATCAAATTTATAATAACATTCATTATATGGTTTAAGTTCTTCATTATATTTATCAACCATTGGTTTATATTCTATTTTAAGTTTATCATATTCTATTTTAAGTTTATTTAATTCATCGGTTTCATTTTTATGTTTATCCGTATATTCTTTAAGTTTATTTTTAATATTTGTCAAAGATGTTTTATCTGTATTTTTACCTTTATTAACATTTAAAATAATTCTATCGTGTTCTATAGATGTTGATTTTTTAACAATAAGAAGGTTTTCTATAATTTTAGTTTTTTCTTGAATTAATGCTTTTGTCATATCAATATTCTTTTTAAATTCAGGGTTAATTTCTTTTGGCCTTGGTGGAAAGAAATCTCTAAAAAATTCAGTTATTGATCTTGGATTTGATAATGTAGGCCAATATTTATGGTAAAAATATATGCATACAATCATTATTTTTTCATAACTTTTATCAATAGGATCATATTTTTCAATATGGGGTAAAATCCGATTACATAAATCTACAGCATGGAATAAAACTCTCTTTGTAAAATTTGGGTTTTTCTTTATATATTGTGTAAAAAATTTTATTTTGATCTCATTTAAATCATCAGGTAATGAAAAGTTAATTATTTCATTGTTTTTAATAGATCCAATATTGGAAATAACATCTTTGTATTCAGTTTTAGTTGCATGTAATAAAGGATCATGTATTAATGTCCAACATGGAACTCTATTTTTATATTGATATGAAAATATATCAGTTAAAAATTTATCAAGTTTTACCCAAGTAGCATGATCTTTTGGATTGTAATATTTTGATAATACAAATGAATTAATTAAAGGTTTACCTTCCTTAAAATTACAAGGATTAAATTCACAAAATTTATCTTTGGATACTTCTAATTTTAATTGTACCGATGAATTTTTAATATATGATGAGTGTGTAGATTGTGTCCACTTATTTGGATTCTTTTTTAAAATTTCTTCAAATAATTTATCTGAATTCGAAAGTTCAGACATGTATAAAACATTACCAGTTAAAATTTCATATATTGTTGCACCAACAGCCCAAACATCAGATGTAGCACCATATTTTTCAATAGACCAACATATTTCTGGTGCACGATACCAAGCAGTATTAGTTCCTGGTGTTGAAGGTGCAGAATTTACAAGAAACTGTGAAAATCCAAAATCACATATCTTAAGTGATATTTTACCTGTTAGTTGATTAGTTGAAATAAGTAAATTATCAGGTTTAATATCTCTGTGTGTAATTAATCTATCATGTATAAATGCTACACCTGCTATTAATTGACCAATCATATCTAACGCACCATTTAGATCATATGGTTTTTTTCCAAAAAATTTTGCTCCATTTGTATCCATTATTTCAGTTACAAAACTTATACCCTCATTTTTACGAATACTAGTATCTCTTTCTTTTCTTTTATATTCCCCAAAAAATACACCCAATAAATTTGGTATAAATTGACTTTTTGATGAAAGTGTACTCATAATTTGTATTTCTCTTAATGTTCCCAAACCAGAGTATTCATGATAATGAAATGATTGTTTTTGTGCACCACGTGCAGTTTTTTTACTACTAAAAATTATTTTTCCAGGATATACAACACCATATGATCCTTCGCCGAGTTTTATATCATCGCCGTCTTTAATGAATCCCATTTTTTTTAGTTAAATAAAAATAAAAAAATCATTTTATTTTTAGTATATATATGTGTATTTTTTAACAGTTCTACAAAATTTTTTAAATTATTATCATTGGATATGTTTATATTTTAAAATGATAATAATTTATATTAAAATATATTATCATTTTTAAAATGTACCGAATGTAATCAATTTGTATTAAATTTAATTATGTTTTTATTTTTTGTTTCAACTAAAATATAAATAGAAAATACGAATAAAAATATCATTACTATACAAATAAAAATCCAAATAGATGTTGTATCTTTTGTTATCCTTGAATCAACCTCTTTAAATTTTATAATTAAATTTGAATTACTTGATATTTTTTGTTTGTAATGAATCGTCTTAATTATGTCAGATTTAATTTTATTTGGTGATCCATCAAGGATTAAATTTATATACCCAGGTATTAATATATCATTACATGTTTTAGTTTCATTAAATTCTACAAAAAAATTTGGAAATTTACGCGATAATATAATATAATTATCTAAACCAATATAATTGATTATATCAGAATCATGATAATAATTACCACCAATATATGATGTACCTGTAAATAAACGCGGTTCTTCTATATCGCAGGTTTTGATACTATTACAATAAAATGAATCCATTTTATTATTTATTTATTTATTTATTTATTTATTGTTTGAATACAGTTAAAAATCATTCTTAACATATGTTTTCTTTATTTCCATATTTTTAAATTTATTTACTTTCATGGAATTTGAAACATTTAAAACATTCCTATTACCTTCACCTCTTCCACCATTACTTCCCTTACCACCTCTTCCACCATTACTTCCCTTACCACCTCTTCCACCATTACTTCCCTTACCACCTCTTCCACCATTACTTCCCTTACCACCTCTTCCACCAT